CCTGCCACGCTACCGGCTGGAATTGGTTTTAGTGTATCATTCTCTCCTTCAGGAGATGCAATAGCTGTTTCTCACGCAAATACCCCATACGTCACAGCTTATCCTTGGTCATCGTCTGGTTTTGGGACCAAATTCGCAAATCCGGCCACGCTACCGACTGGAAACGGGAGCGGGGCATCATTCTCTCCTTCAGGAGATGCAATAGCTGTTGCTCACACAACTACCCCGTTCGTCACAGCCTATCCTTGGTCATCGTCTGGTTTTGGGACCAAATTCGCAAATCCTGCCACGCTACCGGCTGGAAATGCATATGGGCTGTCATTCTCCGCTTCAGGAGACGCAATAGTTATTGCTCACGCAACTACCCCATACGTCACAGCCTATCCTTGGTCATCGTCTGGTTTTGGGACCAAATTCGCAAATCCTGCTACGCTACCGGCTTGGCTTAGCTATGATGTAGCCTTTGGAAGCATCTAATGGAAAAGAATGATGTAATTAAAATCTTGGAGGAAGCTATCCTTTTGAGGAAAAAAGACATAGCTGAGCGCCAGATTGATATAGACAATCACAGGCTGTCGCTGAGTATAATTGATGAAAAATACTCAGATAACAAAGATGTCGCTGATTACAGGCGGCACCTTGAAGAGTTGCTTAGGACATCAATTCTTGAGCAAACAAAGGTAAAAATTTTTCTTGAGGCGACGGAAAGAAATCTTCAAAATGTAATAAATACGTTTGACCCGTAGGCCGAAATTAGGAGCGTGAAATGACAATCCCTAGAAACCTATCGGCACTTGCGCCAAACGTATCGACGGCTGGCGCAGTCAACGTCGCTGGCGGCGGAACAGGCCTGACCGCAGCGCCGTCAAATGGGCAAATTCCGATTGGCAATGGCTCCGGATACGCGCTCGCGGCAATCTCTGCTGGCAATGGCATTGCTGTTACGAACGGCGCTGGCACAGTCAGTATTGCTCAAGACATTTACACGGGGACATCTAATGGAAATACGTCATTCCCAATAGGTACTGTCATATTGGCTTATGGCGTGTGCACAACTTACAACAGGGCCTCAACCGCAACTATTTTTTATGGTAGCGCGGGAAATGCGGATTTTGGATATTCCGCTGGGGTAGCCATAACTGGGACTTGGAGGGCGCGCGGCTCATACAACTCATCCGGATTGACACTTTGGCAAAGGACCGCATGATGGTTGAGCAAAATACACCAGTAGCCAGAAACCTTTCCATCAAATGCGTTGATGAAACTTCTGCTTATTTTTGCACAGTTGATATATGGGATAGCTGGTCTCAATCTTGGGAGACAAGTGTTCCGTATGTAGCGAGGGCTGGAGACCCTGCGCCAGTCAACGTATGGATTATTGAGCAAATTGGCACTGGCGAGTACGACCCGATTGATGCCTGCCCGCTTCCTCCGCCTCCGGCAGAACAAGTTCCCGGTAGCGGGCCTGTAATCTCATGATGCCAAGGACAACCTCGGTAAATCCGGGGAAACTTTACTGCACCATCTATGATTTTGACGAAGCGGGGGATACACTCCCGCTTCACGTTCATGATGAAACGAACAACCACATAACTGTCATTTCTCGCGGCTCCTTTCGAGCGTTTGGCAATGAATGGGAAGTGATTGTCAAAGCTGGTGACTTTTTGGATTGGAAGCCACATGACCCGCATGGGTTTGAGGCACTTGAGCCAAGGTCAAGGCTTGTCAACATCGTGAAGGGAAGCGGAGAGGCCGGTCAGCTTTTCATTTGACCTGTTCGGGAGGGGTAAATGCCGTTTAGTTCTCGCAACGGTAAGGACTTTATTCGTAAAATAGCAGACTGCGTGCCACACAAAACGGTCCTTGATGTGGGAGCGGGGTGCGGAACATACGCAGTCATGTTCGATAGCTCGATTGTAACTGGAATTGAGATTTGGGGTCCATACGTCGAAGAGTATGCGCTTCGCTCAATTTATGACAAGCTGATCGTTGGTGACGCTCGCGAATGGCATCCGGCCAAAGACGAGCGTTATGACATTGCCATTGCTGGAGATGTTCTTGAACACATGACCGTCAACGAAGCCCATTCGCTTTTCAGTCGCATGGTTTCGTGCGCTGACACTGTTATCATCAGCATTCCGCTCGGGTACTACCCGCAGGATGAGTATGCCGGGAACCCGTATGAGCGCCATGTCAAGGATGACTGGTCGCACGATGAAGTTGTTCGTGTTTTCGGGAAGCCCGACACCTTCATGATAGAGGGTGAAATCGGCGTTTATGTTTGGTCGAAACATAGGGTTAAGCCAAAGATTTGCGTCTATGCCATCAGCAAAAATGAGGCGATGTTTGTTGACCGCTTTTGCGAGGCTGCAAAGGACGCAGATGCGATCTTTATTGCAGACACCGGCAGCACTGACGACACTGTTTCTCTGGCTCAGAAACACGGCGTTCACGTCAATGAAATCTGCATAACGCCTTGGCGCTTTGACCATGCGCGCAATGCTGCCTTGGCGCTGATCCCCAAGGACTTCGACATTTGCGTTTCCCTTGATCTGGATGAGGTTCTACAGCCCGGATGGCGCGAAGAAATTGAGCGTGTCTGGCACCTTGGGAAAACGACGCGGCTTCGTTATATGTTCGACTGGGGCGCGGGCATTGCGTTCAAGTATGAAAAAATCCACGCCCGGCATGGATACTATTGGCACCATCCTTGTCATGAATATCCAGTAGCAGACGGACGAATAAGGGAGGTCTGGTCTGACACGGACATGCTCCTTGTCATTCACAAGCCGGACCCCACAAAGTCCCGTGGCCAATATCTCGATTTGCTCAAGCTCTCCGTAGAGGAAGACCCGGACTGCCCGCGTAACGGATTTTATTACGCAAGGGAGCTTAGCTTTAACTCGCTTTGGGGTGAGGCTATAGAGCAATGCAAAAGGTACTTGGCCCTTCCTCGCGCTAACTGGCCAAATGAGCGCTGCTATGCCTATCGGGTGATGGGACGCTCTTATGACGCTCTTGGCGATCATTATAATGCAGAGCGCGCATTCCAAATGGCAGCGTATGAAGCGCCCAATACGCGCGAGCCTTGGTGCGAATTGGCAATGCTCATGTATCGTCAATCTAGGTGGGAAGAATGTCTTTCTGCTGCGATGAGAGCGCTCCGCATACAGAGCCGCGAAATGGTTTACACGGTTGACCCTGAAGTGTGGGGACACCAGCCATACGACCTTGCCGCTATTGCAGCTTGGAACATTGGCATTTATGATATGGCCTTGAAATACGGTGAAAAAGCTCTGGAACTTTCTCCCAATGACGAAAGGCTCAAGAGCAATGTAAGGTTTTACCGTGCAGGAAGATCGGAATGAAGATGGACGCGCAATTCATCATCAACACGCTTGGGGCGTTGTTCATTGCTGTTGTTGGATGGGTTGCGCGCCAGCTTTGGGACGCAGTACAGCGTCTCAAGGACGATGTTAAAAAAATAGAGGTAAATCTTCCAACAAATTACGTAAGTAAATCAGATTTTGACAAAACTATGCGTCACATCGAAGATATGTTCCAAAGGATTTACGATAAGCTTGATGGGAAGGCCGACAAATGAAAATCTCTCCTGCCGGGATCAATCTTATCAAAGAGTTTGAGGGCTGTAAGCTGACAGCCTACCCCGATCCCGGCACTGGTGGGGAGCCTTGGACTATCGGCTTCGGCCATACGTCTATGGCGGGTCCACCCAAGGTCTTCAAGGGCCTCCGGATCACTCAGCAAGAAGCTGATTACATCTTGGCTAAGGACTTGGTGAAGTATGAGGCTGCTGTTGAGCGCCTTGTCACGGCAAAACTTAGCCAGAACCAGAATGACGCCTTGGTTTCTTTCGCGTTCAATTGCGGGATTGGCAATCTTGAGCGCAGCACACTTCTCAAAAAAGTGAATGCAAAGCGCTTTGATGAAGTCCCGGCAGAGTTCATGAAGTGGACAAAGGCAGGCGGTAAAGAGCTTAAAGGGCTGGTCCGTCGCCGCCGCGCTGAAGCCGCCCTTTGGCGCGGTGTCTCAGACAATTCGCCGCCTGATGAAGCATCAGAGGCTCGCGCCCTCCCTGACAGGCCGAAGCCCAAGAAGACAATGGCCACATCCATTGAGGGCAATGCAGCAATCATCATCGGCGCTGGCAGCGCAGCAACGGCAATTCGCGAAGCTAAGCCGGTGATTGAAGACGCGTCTGACGCATTTACAGCCGCGACCGCTGCTTTTGGCACGCCAGCCGTCCTTGTGTTTGTTGGCTTTGCAATTCTCGCAGCCGTAATTTGGTGGCGCAGGAAGCAGCGCAACGACGAGGACGGCGCGTAATGCTTAAGATTGCGTCATTCCTGTTTTCGCCAGTCACTCGCATCGTCGGGTGGATTATGGCCGTGATTGCTGTTATTGGCATTATCTATGGCCGTGGCAGGCGTGATGCTCGCCGGGAAATAGAGGCTGACGCAAATGAAGAAACCCTTCGCCGCACTCAAGATGCTATTCGCGCTAGGGACAATGCTTCTTCTGGCGAATTGCGCAAAAATGACGGACACCGCCGCGACTAACGGTGCAGTTTGCGTGGTCTGGAAAGATATTTCGTGGTCCAGCAAAGACACGGACCAGACAATTCGCGAGGTTAAAGGAAACAACGCCTCCCGTGACGCATGGTGTAAAACTGCCAAATAAGTGCTAGGATAGGCACTTACGGAGCGCAGAATGACCACAGGCCTCAGTTACAACGGTTCGGTTGCTGGAACGAATAGCTACGTGGATCAAATTGCCACGTTTGCTGTTGTCGATGTTGCGACTGACACTAATTTTGCGACGATCCTCCCGCAGATGATTACATACGCGGAAAATCGGATTTATCGCGATCTGGATTTCCTGTTCACCTCTACCTCCTTGACCGGATACCAGCTTGCGGCGGGCAGCCGCAGCTTGACAATTCCTCAAGGCTCTCTGGTTGTCAGCGAACAAATCAACATCATCACCCCCGCTGGCGTCACAAACCCTGACCTTGGCACAAGAAATCCGTGCCTTCCGACGACAAAAGAATTTCTGGACGCAGTTTATGGGTCAGCCGCTTCTGCTGGCATCCCTCAGTATTTCGTCCCGTTCAATGACAACCTGTTCTTGTTCGGGCCGTTTCCGAACGACAACTATTATGTAGAGATTGTTGGCACATACCGCCCGGAAAGCCTGTCAGCGACGAACCCGACGACCTTCATCAGTCTCTATCTGCCAGACCTCTTTATCATGGCGAGCATGATCTACATTAGCGCGTACCAGCGCAACTTTGGTCGCATGAACGACGATCCGCAGATGGCAGTTACCTATGAGAGCCAGTACCAAGCGCTGCTCAAGGGCGCTGGCGTTGAAGAGGCTCGCAAGAAATTCGAGGCCTCTGGTTGGTCCTCTCAGGGTCCAGCGCCAGTCGCAACGCCGTCGAGGGGCTAAGAAATGGCCCACAGCTCACTGAAGCTAATCCCCGGCGTCGATAAAAACAAAACACCGGCCTTGAACGAGGCTGCTATCTCCGATTGTCAGCTTATCCGCTTTATCCCTGACAGGACGCAGAAGGGCCTAGTTCAAAAGCTTGGTGGATGGAGCAAGTTCTACAACAACACCATCGGCTCAATTGTTCGCGCTCTATGGGCATGGGAAGACACGAACGCCAACTCATACCTCGCTGCTGGCGCTGAAGGGGCTCCTGCTGGCGGCGGTGGCGCGCTCACAGTTATCCAGTCTGGCGGCTCTTCGGACATCACCCCGCAGACAACAACGGCAAATATCGCCGTGCAGTTTTCCACAACAGCCGGGAGCGATGTTGTCACGATCACGCACACGGCAAGCAACATTGACGATTATGACGCAGTTTACATTCAAACACAGGTCAGTGTTGGTGGGCTGATCCTCTTTGGTCAGTACCAGTGCCATGCGCTCGGAGCAAATACCTACAACATCTACGCGACCGACCCCACCTCTGGTAGTCCTGCTTATGCTACATCAACTGTGGCAACGGGCGGGTCTGTTGCTCAATTCACGACAACGGCAGGAAGCGATTTTGTAACGGTGACGCTTGCTGACCACGGATATTTTGTGGATCAAGCGTTCCCTGTTCTCATCGCGACATCCGTTGGCGGCGTTACGCTCTATGGCAACTACAATATCATTGAAATCACATCTTCAAGCCAGTTCGTAATTTCTGCCACAACGCAAGCATCCTCATCCGCATCTGCATATGAAAACTCTGGAAATTTGCGCATCACCTACTACAACGGCATCGGGCCGTTGCCTGCGGGCACGGGCTTTGGCATCGGTGGGTACGGCCTTGGCGGTTATGGCACCGGCACAGCACCAACTGCAAACACAGGAACGCCGATCAACTCTGATGACTGGACGCTAGATAACTGGGGCGAAATTCTTATTGCCAATCCAGTAAACGGGCCAATCTACTCATGGAACCCGACGACTGGCGATCCTGTCGCTCTGGTTATAACGAACGCGCCTCAAGTAAATCGTGGCGTCCTTGTCGCTATGCCTCAGCGTCAAATCATTGCATGGGGAAGCACGTTCACTGGCATTCACGATCCGCTCCTTATCCGCTGGTGTGACGTAAACAACTTCCAGTCTTGGATTGGCACAATTGAGAACCAAGCCGGGTCATATCGCATCCCGAAAGGCTCTCGCATCGTGCAATGTATTCAGGCAGCCCAGCAAACGCTTGTCTGGACTGATCTTGGCATTTGGTCGATGCAGTATGTCGGGCCTCCATACGTTTACGGCTTCAACGAGCTTGGCACAGGCTGCGGCCTTATCGGCGGCAAGGCGGCTGCGTCCGTAAGCGGTGTTGCTTACTGGATGGGCCAAAGCCAGTTTTATCGCTTGGCTGGCAACGGGCCAGAGCCGATCCCCTGCCCTGTCTGGGATGTTATTTTTCAGGACTTGGACACAAGCAACCTTGACAAAATAAGGGTGGCGGTAAATTCACGCTTTAGTGAGATTTCTTGGCACTTTCCAACAGTGTCGAACGGCGGCGAAGTGAATGGGTTCGTGAAGTATAATTATGTCCTTAATGAATGGGACTATGGCTTCAACACGCCGTCAAACCCATACGTAGCCCGAACCGCATGGATCAATGAAAGTGTTCTTGGCCCTCCGATTGGCGCTGCTGAGAATACCTATATTTATCAGCACGAAACCTCCACGGATGCCGACAATCAGCCGTTGGTCAGCTATTTTCAGACAGGATACTTCGTCCTGAATGAAGCTGATTTCAAAATGTTCATCGACCAAGTTTGGCCCGACATGAAGTGGGGCTATTACGGTGGCTCTCAGGGAGCAAATATCAGGCTCACGTTCTATGTTGTCGATTATCCGGGTGATACACCGGCAACGTATGGGCCATTCACGCTTACTCAGGCCACAAAGTTCATCACTCCGCGCTTCCGTGGACGCCTTGTGTCAATCCGCATCGAAAGCAATGACATTGGTTCGTGGTGGCGTCTTGGTAACTTCCGTTATCGCATCCAGCAAGATGGACGCTACTGATGGCCGCATCACTCGATGATATTCTAACCACCCAAAAGAATGGCGTCATCGCCATCAATAATCTTGCGCAGTATTTGCTTGGCATTTCAACCTTTATGAAGGGCGCAAGCCTATCATCCGGCTCTGCTGGCACAGGTACTTATGGGACGCTTTACACTGTTCCGGCCAACAAACAGGTCGCAATTTCCGATATTGAAATTTGCAACACTGGGTCAACGGCGGCCACATTTTATGTCTCCCTTGTGCCAAGTGGTGGCGCGGCAGGGGCAAGCAATGCTCTGTTCTATAACGCGCCGATCCCACCGTACACGACAGTGCAATGGACTGGGCTTCAGGTTCTTGGCGCTGGGGCGACTGTGCAGGCGTATGCGTCTACATCAAATGTCACAATCCTTGTAAGCGGAAACCCGTAATGAGCATCACCGTTTACCCTCCTATGGCATCGCCAGATTATTATTTGGCAATTGCGCGTGGACAGGTCCCCGGCATAACGGTTCAAAATATCTACGGCTATCAGGCTGCTGTTGACGGCACAACAATCCCTCTCTGGGAAAACGCCACGGTATACACGTATCCCTCATCCGCAGCGACGATGACGCTTTATAGCTCGTCCGCGTCGGATACTGCTGTGTCAATTCTCATCAACGGGCTTGATAGCTCGTACAACCCAATAAGTGAAACTAAGGTTCTGACAAACGGGACAACGGGCGTCACAACAACAAACTCGTATATCCGCATCAATAGTATTTCCGTCACTGGCTCCAACAATCCAGTTGGCACAATTTATTTGTCAAATGCGGGCAAAACAACAACTTACGCCCAGATCGCCATTGGCTCCGGGCGTAGCCAGATGTCCATATACACCGTTCCAAATGGGTACACCTTCTATCTCACTCGCGTAAACGGCTATGTAAGCCCCAACAACAATGCCAATTTCTACTGCAACTATAGCGTCTACACGCGGAACATAGCGACCGGGGTTGAGACAATCCTTCAGCAGGCCCCGTTCGTTAACACTTATCAGACCACTCGCGTTGCGCCTCGCCCATACGCAGCGAAGACTGACATCCAATGGCGCGCTCAAATGTCTTCTGGCACAAGCATTGTCAGCATCGGTGTTGAGGGCATCTTGATCCAAGGGAGCTAACAATGCCTCTTAAAAAGGGTTCACTCTTTGAAGCCATGAGCTATATGCTTCCTATGCTCAAGGGAGTGGCAATTTGGACAAAGAATTTCAAGATTTTCAATTGCATTGTTTTTGCGATTACGGTCTTTGTGATGAACACCAAGAATTTCCTTAACCTCGTCATACCCGCATCTTTCACATTTTTTTATAAGATCTCTAGCAAGCATATTTTTGCGCACGGATTGGAATGTCGGGTTCCAAATTTCTTTTTTAGGCTTGTTAACACACGAAATGCTGCAAAATTTTCGTGGTTTACTTGGATTTGTAAAAAACAATTTTCCGCAGTGTTCGCAATTGCAAGAGATAGAACCCTTCTGGCGTTGAGCTTTATGATAGCAGGCCCTGCTACAGTATTTTGCTGTGTTAGAGCGAGACGATATATGATTAAAAGTACAACCACAGATACCGCAATTTGTGATAATTTGCACGCGGGTAGCTATTCCTTTGCAGGATCGGGAACAATACTGAAAACTAGCAAATCTGTTTTTAGGTACGTAAACAAGGGTTTTGCAATGCCCGCATTCCATATGTTTCCCAGTAGGGAGTTTTGACATGCCGCTCTCCAAGGGTTCTTCTCAAAAGACAATTAGCAAAAATATATCTAAATTGATAGGGGAAAAATACCCTCAGAAGCAGGCGGTGGCCATTGCGCTGAGCGAAGCGCGCCGCTCTCGCGCTACTGGCGGTCAGGTGACAAAGGTTCACACCGGGCCGATCCATAGTGCTGTGGCGGGCCGCACAGATCATTTGCCTATGCACGTTCCCAGTGGCTCCTACGTCATCCCGGCAGACATCATTTCCGCGATGGGCGAAGGCAACACGATGGCCGGGTTCAAGGTGGCCAAGGGCATCTTTAGCCGCACGCTCTACGGCGGAGCCAAGGCTCGCCCATACGGAGCGCCAGCCACTCCATATGGCCAAGAAATGCCGGGGAAAGCCGAGGGCGGCCCAATTGAGGCTGTCCCGATTGTTGCGGCTGGCGGTGAATATGTGATTTCGCCGGATGACGTTCTGCATGTTGGCGGTGGTGACTTGGATCAGGGTCATAAAATCCTTGATGCGTTTGTGATCGGAATGAGGAAGAAAACGATCCATACGCTCAAGAAACTTGATCCGCCCAAGAAAAATTGAGGAAGGGAACGGGAATGGTGAACGAAGAGCTTATTGTCAGGACTGCAACGCCAACGGATGTTCATGACATCATGGAACTTGCGCTGGCAGCCTGCGAAGAGAACGGATTTGTTAATCCGAACCCAGAGAAGCTTCTGGCTGAAATTTGGCCTGCGCTCAACAAGGAGAGGGGCCTTGTTGGTGTCATTGGCAGGATTGGACACAAGCCTGAAGGCGCAGTTCTGCTGCGCATAGGGACCATGTGGTACGGCAATGACGAGGTGCTTGAGGAAAAGGCCGTGTTTATTCATCCCGATTTTCGGGCTGCAAAAGGTGGCAGGGCGCGGAAACTTTGCGAATTTTCAAAGCAAGTCTCTGACAGCCTTGGTATTCCATTGATTATTGGTGTACTATCAAGCCACCGGACAGCCGGAAAGGTACGCATGTACCAACGGATTTTTGGTGAACCAAGCGGCGCGTTTTTTCTTTATGGCACAAAAACTGGCCAGCACGCCGCAATGGAGCATTAGAGAATGGGCGGAAAATCCAGCACTACGTCGCAAACGGTGTCCATTCCGCCAGAAGTTCTGGCACGGTATAACGCTGTCAATGCCCGCGCTGAGACCGTCGCTCAGCAGCCCTTTACTCAATACAGCAACGATCCGAGCGCCTTTGTCGCGCCGCTAAATCCTACGCAGATTGCTGGCATTCAGAACGTGAATGCTTCTCAGGGGGCTGCGGCCCCCTTTTATGGTGCTGGCTCAGCCCTCACGATGGCAGGGGCATCTGGCGTTTCGCCGGGCGCTCTGGAAGTTGGCAAATACTACAACCCGTTCACTGAAGCCGTCGCGGCTCCGACTTATGCTGCCCTTCGTCAGCAGCAGGCTCAGGAAATGCAGGGCTCGACTGCCAATGCCATTCGCTCTGGCGCTTTTGGTGGCGACCGCTCCGGCATCGTCGCTGCCAATCTTGCGCGTCAGCAGCAGCTTGGCACAGCGCAGGCTATGGCCCCGATCTATCAGGGCGCATATCAGCAGGCGCTTCAAACGGCCCAGCAGCAGCAGCAGACTGGTCTTTCGGCTGAGCAGGCGAACCTTAACCGCTACCTTCAGGCTGGTCAGCAGATCGCTGGCCTTGGCACAGGCATCCAGCAGGCTCAGCTTTCTGGCGCTCAGGCCCAGATTGCCGCTGGCACAGCGCAACAGCAGACGCAGCAGGCCGGTCTTCAGGCTCTTTACAACCAATTCCTTCAGCAGCAAGGCTATCCGTTCCAAGTCGCACAGTTCTTGGCAAACATTGCTATGGGAACCGGTGCGCTGTCCGGCAGCACGACAACCACAACGCAGCCTGCGCCATTCTTCTCTGATCGTCGCCTTAAAGAAAAGGTGCGCCGCATTGGCGAGACCGATGACGGCCAGCCGATCTATCGCTTCCAGTACAAGGGCGACCCGAAGGAAATTACACACATTGGCTTTATGGCCGATGAGGTTGAGAAAAAGCATCCCGAAGCTGTTGGTCTTGCCGCTGCCAGCGATGGCAAAATGTATAAGACTGTCGATTACAATAAGGCTACGCAGCGCACGAAGCGTTCTGACGGCGGCCTTCTGCCGGTCATGGACGAAAACTCTATGGGCGGCGCGGTAAGCGACGATACGGCGGGTGAAGGCTTTTATCGTGGCGGTTTTGCTGGCGGCGGCGCGAGCGGCATCGCTGGCGAAGACCTTGCGGCTATCCTGAAGTCCATCGGCCAGCCTATTCAGTTCTACGGCGGTCAAGAGGTCAAGGGTCAGGGCCTCGCTGGGAAGCCCGGCTATGTGCCGCAGGGTAATCTTCCGGTGCCAAAGCTGATGACGGCTGGAAATGCTCCGCAGCAGCGCCCGTCAGGCCTCGCTGAGGCTGCCAAGACTGGCGAGCAGATCACCAATCTCTACAAGACCGGTAAGGGCGTCTACGACTGGGGCAAGGGAAAGCTCCCAAGCTTTGGTGGCGCGACTACCGAAACAACAGCGCCCGCAGTGCAAGCCCCGCCTCCTGCGAATGTTGGCGTTAAGCCTTCTGATGCGAACTATCGCGCGTCTCTCGACAATGTTGGCACGGAAGCTTCAGAGCCCCTAAGCGGCATGGCCGGTCTTTTTGGATATGCCGAAGGCGGCGAAGTTGACAGTGACACGGATGTTCCCGAAGGCATCTATAAGCCTGTAGGTCCCGGCATCAACATTCCCGACGAGAAGAGCAAGGCGAAGCTGCCTGAGCCCGGAAAGCCTCCGCAGCAACAGTCCAGCGGCTTTGGCGATATTCTCAGCGTGGCATCAAAGGTTCTCCCGTTCTTCTTGGCCAAGGGCGGCGTGGTCCCTCATGGCTATGCCGAGGGCGGGGCTCCTGAAGGTGAGTATCAGCCGTCAGACGATGAGCTTGCCATCCGGACAATTCTTTCCGAGACAAGCCGTAACCGCCGTGGTGAAATCAATCCGCAAGAGGCTCTTGGCATTGGTGCTGTCATTGCCAATCGTGCAAAGCAGCGCGGATTGTCCCCCAGCGATGTTGTCCTTCAAACAAATCAGTTTGAGCCGTGGAACAAGCCGGGCGGCTCAAACGATCCGATGAAGTGGTCTCCGGAAAGCCCGCAGTATCAGCAGGCCGCAGAGCTTTGGGCAAGGGCCAAGGGCGGTGAAGACCCCACGGGCGGCGCTTCTCACTTCTGGGGACCGGGCTCTCAGTTTGCACTTGGCCGCGCTGCTCCCAAGTGGTCCGGCACTGGCGCTCCCCGCTTTGGTGGAACGCAGTTTGAATATGTTGATCGCAAGCCGAGTGGCGAAGCCGCTATTCCCAGCGAGCGCGCTTCTGAAGCGCAGGCCGCACCTCGCGCTGCCAATACCGAGAGGGGCCTTTATGTTCCG